AAGCACGTCATCAAGCTCAAAGACGACCGCGCACAGGGCCGTAAAGAGCTCAAGGATATGAAAGCAGAGATTGACCGAGAGCAGAAAGAATTCCTGATCGGTCGTCGCATCGTCAAGGCGATATCGAAGGCCGTCGACGAGGGATTCGAGGTTAACAGTTGGGAGTACTTGAACGTAAACGGCGAGATTTTCTGCCAGTTGATTCTCACGGAGGCAAAATGAAACGATTGGTTGAGTTTAAATTGACTCTAAACGAAGCGTCTCGAGTAGCTGAGGTTTTAAAGCATATGGCTATTCATACATATGACGGAACTGGAGAGTACAACCGTGAGTTGAATTTGATTATGAACCACATCAACAAGGTGCGGGAAAACTACATCAAGCTCCGCACCAAGCGCGAGTCACTTCGCAAGAAAACCGCGCTCGCGAAAAAGCGCCTTGCAGCTGCGAGAAAGCGCAGAGTGAAAAAATGACCATTTACAAAATTGAACTCACCGAGGCGCAAGCCAAACAGTTGATCGCAGCTCTTGGTATTGCCGCAGGTGCACTTGATTTTTCTGGTCAAGATGATGCATCGAAGGAAATCGGCATGCTTTTTTCGTTCATCGACGAGCAGCTTTTCGCACAGGATTTTAAAAAACGATGACCAAATCTAGATTGTTAGATCCTACTCGATTTACCGATAAATATTATTATTTGCCTGTTGAGCCTTGCCCGTTTTGCGGAGGCAACGCTGATTTTCTAAAAGAATTTTGTTCTGGTCCTGAAAAAATCGAAGAGTGGAAAGTGCACTGCACTTCTTGCGGAGCTCAAACAAAGGCATTTTCAGAGTATTTTGAGAATGAAGAAAAATGTAAGGTAAAAGCGATCAATCTCTGGAACACGAGAGTTCAAGGGCAGTAAAGATGCCCATACTTCGCTAGGCAAGTCGCGTCCGTCATCCCATCGTGAAACTTCACTTTCCCCTTTAGAACAAAATTGTGTCCCACCGGTGCGAACATTCGAGCTGCTGCATAGGCGCGCTCTTTTGTGTCTGCGAACTGAAAAAGCTTTTTAGGGCAGAGCTTGGCTTGCCAAACATTTGGCAGAACGACGTGCACTTTTATTTTGAGCGCCTGGGCAGCGCCTACGATTTTGCCCCAATTTTGACCCATTGACAAAATCGACTGCTTACTCATTTTGCCGAGTTTGTTCGCGAACTGGTCTTCGAGGATAAGGCGGTCGGGTTTCCAGTTGTTGAGCAGCATCAAGACCCGGTAGGAGTCGATTCCATCGTCCTGAACGGGCATTGGGTAGGTGGTGAGCTGTGAGACACCGGAGTCGAAGACGGTTAGGAAGGCGATTCCGCCATGCAATCCGGGGTCGATTCCGCAGTAAATCACTTTAATTGACCTTTCATGGCTCAGGGGGAAGGGCTCGAACCTACGACCGGTGCATAATTGCTGTATGCTTTTTGCTGCTTTTTTACCTGACAGCTTCGTGAGCAGCAGAAATCACTATGACCGTATGCTTTTGTGCGGCTTTTGTACTGACTGGGGCGCATTGTAAATAGTTTTTTGCACTCGAAACAGTTGATTTCGATGTCTTTGTTGCTCATTTTCGCATGCAAGATTCGATGATCTTTTTTACTGAGCAACATTAAGTTGTCTATCGAGTTGTCACAGCTATTTGAATTCTTGTGATGAATGCACTGATTGTTATCAGGAACTACGCCGTGTGCGCTCCAAAAGACCGTGTGGTGCTCATAAGCGTATTTACCGCGATAGATTTTACCGGGATAGTTTTGTGGTGGATTGACTAGAATATATTTGCCATTTTTCATATCTGCTCTACCACTGAGCTACCCCCGAAACTTGAACTTTCATTGAGCATTACAGTGCTTCAGTTTTATTTCCGGAACCTACCTAATGTCAAATGGACAAAAAAATACCCGGAGAGAACGCCGCCAAGCAATCCACATCCGGGTTGAACGCCCCCCATTGACTGGGAACAGTTTTTATTTTGCACAAACTAGTATAAAGGTCAATCTTAGAAACTGATTTTCGCCGAAGCCAAGCCGGTGATGAACGACTCCAGAAATTGAATTGACGGAACAGTCACCTCTTTTTCTCGACACCGTCCTCACCATCACTTCTATTTTTGCGAAACTCACAAGGCGCTTATCGCATCAGCCTTGCCAAAACTCGCGATACACGTCCGTCGAAGGCAACCGGCTAAGTCAACCGGCTTCGAAAATCATGTGAGCTGGTGCGGGGGCGAAGAGTTCTCGGGGGCATTCAGCATGCGTGAAATTCCCGACCACCGAGAAAAGGTCTGGGGATTCTGAGAAAGCTTTGCAGGTTCGACCAGGGCGTTAGTCGCGCCTTCGTACTCCTGAGCTACTCCCTTCAAAGGGTTGGATCTGAATGCAGATCGGTGTCGCCTTCGGCTAACCGAGTATGTATTTTCAAGATCAAATCTTTTGAAGGTAGCTGCCACACTCTGCGATCTCAGTCTCGTTAATCTCAGCTCTTCCTCTGGGCCTGCGGGCTCGAATACGGGGGAAAGAAGGGAAAAGATCCGCTATGGGAAAACCTCACATTCCGAACATCACCCGATTGTCATCCCTTTTCTGCATGCACTTTTTGGAGATGCGCAATCGGGTGATGAGCTGGTAGACGTTTGGGTGCTTGAGATTGAGCTTTTTACAGACGCCTATGACGGTTGGGCTCTCGGTAAAGGCTTGCACTAGCAGTCGTCTTTGAAACGCTGCCACGGCGTCCGCAAGGCTCATCCCCTCGTCGATTTTGTTTTGATAGAAGGCTGCGAATTTTTCGATGGTGGTCTGCATATCTGGCGAAATATCGTGCAAGCTGACCTCTATTCAGTGAATTGAAAACAGCACGATTCGAAAGCTGTGTTTATTTTATAGGCGTCATCCCAAACAAACGGGAAAAAGAGCTGGTCCTGACGACCATCTAGAGCGACATAGGCGTGCCGGAATCCTTCGAGATGTAAAACCTCGTGAGCAAGATTCGAACCGGTCTGGCAGGCCGAAAATCCATCATGAAACTTCTTGTTCAGGTAAATGTGGTTATCGGTGTCCGGATACGTGTATCCCACGCTCAAAGTGTCTTCCCAAACGTATCTGACCGGCACCGTGCGTTTTGCAGTCGTGATGGCAGAAATCCACCGTGGCGCTACGCCGAGATCCTTTAGCTGACTCGAGAAGCATTGCGAATTTAAAACGCGGTTTACGACCGGAGTTACGCGCTGGGTCTTTTCCCAGTCGCTCTGATAGCTGCAGGATTGGCAAAGGAATGTCAGTGCTGCGATGAACATGGTTTGTCTCTCCGATTTGAAGTGGAACCACGCCCCGAGTTTAAAAAGAGTGAAACAGTGCGAAGGATTTCCCGCTCTTGCTGAAAAAGGGGCGTAGCGCATCAGAGTGTAGCAGAGTTTCTTTCGTGGGCGAAAGGATTACCCGTTGCCCTTTTCAATGGCTTGTTTTGGAGATTTAAGTTCTCCGATTTTTGCTAGGGCCTCTTTTACAACGTGTGGAACATTTTGCTCGCAGTTTGTGTATCCAGCAAAATCAGCGCACTCTTTCAAAGCCTCAACCGCGATTTTGAGTTTGTTCTCTATCTCTTTTGCTTTGTAACAGCATTTTATCGGGCAACCATTATCGCGAACAAATTCCTGATAATGTCCACAGCCGTTGCAAACAGAGTCATCGTATTTATAAGTTTTAGCCACCTTTCAGTTCTCCGATTTTTGTGAGGGCTTCGCGCACGTTTTCGGTTTGTGTCGATGGGGTAGATATCTTGTCTAGCTGGAGTATCACATCCAGATACGCGAGACGCTCACCAGACATTTCACTGTAGTTGTTCATAAACCCATCGTCTCCATGCATCTCGTCTTCGAGATCATCGGCGCGTTCTTGTAGACAAGATCGCATCTCTCGCAAAGCTTTCCTAAGCCTCGCGTTTTCGGCGCGAGCTTGTTTCAGCTCCCTCGCAACCTCTGCAACTTCAACCGTGCTCACCATTGAAACCTGATTGTGTTGCGTGGCGTAGTCGCATTGAAGGATGATTTCTGTGAGGCGAGAGTCAGTCAATCGGGTCATTTTTTGTTTTCTCCATTCCTTTGGCTTTCAAATAGGCTTCAGAAGCAGAATCGGCGCTATCAAATTTTCCAAGATATTTTTTACCGATTCTTGAATGCCACGTGCCGTACCTTTTATCAAAGTACGCTCCAGGCAAACTCGTGTACTTTTTCTGCTTGAATAGGATTCTCCTATTTTCACTCTGTGTTTTTCTGTCTGCCCACCGACAATTGGTCGGTTCATAGTTTCCATCATTGTCTATTCTGTCCAACGAAGCGCCCACAAACGGAGGTACTCCCGTGTCAGAAAAGAATTTTCCAAAATCGTGCCAACGTTCACACACTTCTATCCCGCGTCCGCCATAGCTTTTAAAACCAGAAGCATTTTTATCGTAACAACGAGCCATCATGTTACGCCACCTGAAATAATATTTCCCCTTACTACCGCCGTGGGTGGTTGATAGCCGAATTGTCGTGTATCTCACTAGACATCCACAAGAACGTTTATATCCACTCTTCAGTTTATAGATTTCAGCATTTGTTTCTTGGCCGCACTCACAACGGCAAATCCATCGCCAATCTCCGTAAGCAATTTTTACGTATTCTATAAGTGTTAACCTTCCATACACATCGCCAGGTTTCATCCTTTAGACCTCAAAAAAAGTACCTCTTCGATCAGCGCGGCGAAGTTTTGCGGCTGCGAGTTTTCAATGTGTCGGCCGTCTTCTGGGTCAATTTCAGTCGCTATGAAACAATGGAATCCTGTTCTTCCCTTGTTACTTTCAAGACACTCAATGGCTTTGGAAGGCGCGTGGTACATCCATTTGATTGAAATAAAATTAAGTGATCGCTTCGCATCTCGCAGCCACTTCTCTAGCGTTTCGGTTGGGATGGTCATTGGATATCCTTTGGCTTCAGAGAAGTGATAAAAAAATCTAAATTGCCATGAAGCTGTTTAGCTTTTTCTTTTGTTTCGTCTTCGAACATCTGCGGTAACATTTGCTGAATCACAGCGAGCAGCATCAAAGCTATCGCTTTGGGTGGCGTCGAAGGGTCACCATATGTTTTTGCAAGCTCTTTACCGTACAAAGACATCTTACCGGCGTATTCAATAACGTCTTTGTTTTCTTCCATCCACTGTTTTGAAAATTGTTGTTCAGTCGTTTTCATTTGCTTAGCCCTAGCTTTCTAAGAGTCAAATCACCGATGAACACAAGCCATTCAAAAACGTCTTTCAACATAATGACAAATACGAAAAAAACGATAGCCCACAGTATCCAAAACGGTATCGATAGCAGACCGAGAATCGCTTTCAAGGTTTTCATTTGCTCATCCTTTCCAAAAACGTTCTCGCATGCTCTGCCATCTCTCTGCTGCACTCTGGTCCCCAACTCATATTTCCACCTTTTGTCATTCGATAGGCAAGTAGCTCGGCCTCGGCGATGATTTCGTACAGTTCGCGGATGTGCTGAGCAACTCCAAATCTATTTGGAAAATCCTGTGAGTCCATGATTTTCAAGTCATCACTATCAAAACGGCGAAAATTCACCATACAACTCCCTTGCAGCTTTTTTGTAGGCTTCGTGAGCCTCTTGTTCTGTTTTAAAATACCCGATGTGTTTCGCTTGTATCTGCGCGCGCCACGTGCCGTCACGTTTGAAAAACGTTGTGCCCCGAACTGGCTTTCCGCCACGCACCTTTACGTTTCTAGAGTTTTGCGCAGGTGTGCAAGGTCGAAGGTTTGAAATACGGTTGTTGAATGGATTGTTGTCAATGTGATCCATAAGCTTGTGACCGAGCAAGTTACCGATGAGCGAGCCGACTGTGTAAGCGTGTTGGGTTCTCTTTCTGTTCTTAAAATTGTAACAAGACACGAATGCGGTAGGAGAAACGTAACTCTTGCACTTTTTTTCCCTCTTGTACCAAGTGTATGCCTCTACGATATCTTTAAAATCGTCATCGACAATAATTTCATTCAACCCCACGACGCTTTTTGCCGTAGATTTTCTTTTGATTTTTGGAATCCGTTTTGTGCCTAGAACTCTTTGAAAACAATTGAGACACAGGATTGGCTTACCTTCTGTGATGTCATTTTTGTTCTTGAAATATTCACGATTGCACGCACTGCAGATGCAAGAAACGTATCGTGCGTCTTTAGGTGTTTTGCAAAGTGTTCGTTGTGTCACGCGCGCTTGAACCGTGGTTTTTCGGTCATTCCGTTTCTCCGAGTTTGATGTAGAATTCAAAATCTTCCCAAGCCCAATCATCAAAAACCGCTGATTCACCGCATATCTCCACTGCGTCAGCGTAGTAGAGTTCGGCCCACTCATCAGCTAAAACTTCGATCTTGTGAAACTCCCAGCTAGTTGTGCATGTTTTTGTGTTGGCCACTCTGAGAGCGACAAGATATTTTTCCCCACTATCAAAAATTCCGGGGTGTTCTGATACTGGTTTCCATTCTGGTGGATTGAACCGTGGTTTTTCGGTCATTGCACAACCTCATACGTGTGCTCGAAGATGACTTGTTTGCATGGATATATTTCACCCTGCACACCTTTAATTATGTAGTCTCCACCGCGTGCAAGCATGACACCTTCAAGTGTTTTTATTTCTGCAAACCACTGTGTTTCCGGGTCTGTGTGTTTGTAACAGTTGATCATAACAATTTCGTTTGTTGAAACTTTGTCCATGAACCAATCAGGAACGTTGTGGTAACCGAAATGAAACGCATCAATGACAACCGGCTTTTTTCTGTATTTCACACCACACCCCGCGAATCCGTGAACGTTATCGAGACTTCGACGGTGTCGAGACAATTATTCTCTCTGTTGTTCAAACAAGATTGTTCTGTTCCTGGGTGGCTTGTGCGATATTCGCACTGGAGATTTGGATTAGGTGGAGGATACACATTCACCCAACGCTTCAACGTAACAACTTTCGGCTCAGGCTTGAGGCGCGAGGCGAGCGAGTTCCAGGCTTCGATTGCGTCTTCTCTTGTTGCCCTCGTTGGACCAACTGCGCATTTTGAGTTTCGACATATCGCCCAATTCTCTTCACCGTTAGAACTAATTCCAATTACTTTGCCACACCAGTAACAATCGTGAATTTTCACTTCTCTTTCCTCTTCACTTCAATCTCTCCGCCTTGCTCGATCTCAAGAAACTCTTTGATGCCTTCAACAAGTTCCACTTCATCCAAATAAACATAGGTGATGTTGCTTAAATGGAGGATGTAACCGTTTTCTGCATATTCAACACTGAATTCTTTGTTTTTCATTGTTTATCCTTCGGAACAAACACCACCGGTTCAGAAGGCGCGTGAAAACTCACCCGACTCAACTCAGCAAGCTTTGCAAACGGCGGCGACGTGCGGCCACTTATCCAGTGGTGAATTGTCGTTCGACTGCATCCAAGCTTTTTTGCAAGTGCTGACTTGCTTCCCTCAAAGTAAATGGCAAGGCCGACGAGCTTTTGAAAAGCGGTCGGCGATTCGATTCGTTGATAGGTTCTCGATTTCATGCTTCAATCCTCACGAATAGATAGATACCCGACACAAGCACCCAGACGAAAACAGCGATGCAAAAAACAATTAGAAATGCTCTCATGAGTAAATCCTTTTGTTGCGGTCGTAAGGCTCACACTCACTTATGTAAGATCCACGCGCCGTTTTAACATCAGCAATGAAGTGAAACACCACCTGATCGCCGACTACGACACGAACGTCGTGTGCTTGAGGTTTGTTGTAGTACTTGCGCGCGTGTTCAATCGCTAACCCGCTGTTGACGTAGCTGCACTCAAATAGCAGCGAGTTGTCGACCTTGCGCACGGCCAGGTGAGCAACCGGCGATCTCATTCTGTCCTGGCTTGATGGATAATTTCCGTTCGAGTCTTTACGACCACTCATTTTTGCACCCTCCTGCGAACGTGCATCTTGTTGTAGGAATCGACCGCCTCTTTGAAGTCGATGGCGTGCTTGAACTCACTCTGAAAGCCTCGTGCTATCTCGCTGCGTCTGTCTAACAGCAGCATCACAGCGACCACGATGGCTGCGACTGAAATCATGATCATGGTTTCCCACCGTTAAAAATGAATCGAAAAGAAATTTTGAAACACAAAAAACCTAAGTCTATTCCGAATTCGTATTTTCTGAATTTACTTACATAGATGCCGAGATACGGAATAAGCGCCCAGCTGTTTAAGCAAAGAGCTGAGTTATTTAAAACTTTCATGGTTTGGCCGCCTCTTCTTCTCTTCTCTTAAGCTCATCGGATAGCCGTTGATAAGCTTCCGGTTCGTCGTACATCGTCACGATAGATTTCAATTGTTCGAACTCCGTCATCGTCAGATCGTTGCTTGAAGCTCTGCCAAAAGCACTTTTGATAAACTCTGAAAGTTGAAACGCAGCCCAGCCCTTAGATTTGTTTGCATCTGTCACAAGCTGTTTAATCTGTGCATTGGTTGGTTTTTTTTGAGGTTCCGGTTCCGATGGTTGTTGAGCTTCCGGATGCTGCAAAACCTCTTGTTTTATAGGCTCTTGTACAGGCTCCGGAGGCGCAGTTGTGATGCCTAGTTTGTCGTTGAGAGATGATGTTACTTTGTTGCGTTCAGTTTGTGTGAATTCAAAATAGCTTTCGCGCGTCGAGTGACCATCTCGAATAGCGTTGAAAACACCGATGAGCTCTACAAACTGTTTGCCAGTGATCAGGTCTGTGCCGTGGCCGAGTTTCTTTTCGATCATATCCTTTGAGACGCCAACCTCTGAGAATTTGATGACCATGTTTTTAATGCGATCGCTCAATGGTGGCTGGGATTTGTCGCCAATCTCAAGAGTTCGAGATACCGCCTCTTGCGCCATGTTCGTGATGTCGCGAGGCATGACGGCACGAAGGCATTCGCGCTCGCGCCTAGTTGCGTAGTTTGCAATCAGCTCGTAAATATCGCGAGGGTCTGTCAGGTGCTTTGTGCCCTTGCGAGTTTCGACGTAATACGACACATCGACGATTTTTGATTTTCGAACGTTTGTTTCGAGGTCGATGGCGAATGATTCTACAGTGGCGCTATCCTCACGCATTTCGATGACCCGAAACCCTGAGCTGATGTTCCCCCAATACTGGGCGATAGCTTCCATCAAGCGAATCGACGGGCCAATGACTGCTTTACCGGCGCGTGGGTAGTTGTAGAGCGCAATCTGTGCAAGTGAGTAACGTTTGCAGGCGTTCATGATTTTCTGTTCTGCAAGAATTTCGTCGCGCGGGAATTGCTTAGCCATCACAAACGCACTGCGAACCTCTTCGATAGCCTTGCTTGTTTCAGCTTTCATCATGAGCTGATTTGAACTTCTAATAGCGATTTCTTGACTTTCCATTTTTCAGGTCTCCTGTTTAATAAAATTGAGCGTAGGCAGGGGGAACTGCCTGCATGATTTGTGTAGGATATGACTCGTAAACTCCAGAG